TGTATAGATATCGCTAGCATAAGTCGAAAATTAGTACGTTGCCCTTAATCGTAATTTAAAATGAGTGTTTTTATGCGAGTGCAAACTTATTAATAATTATTGGATATCAATGGCTTTTTTTATTGAATATATAGGGCTAAAATAAAAAACGGCTATCAGATCCCGAAGGACCCGATAGCCGTTTTTCTATCTTATGTGGAGTAAAGGAGCGATTAAAACCGCTTCTTTTTATTTTACTTCCTCAAAGTCAACGTCCGTAACGTTACCGTCTTTGCTGTTGTTGCTGCTACCTGCGTTACCGCCAGCTTGTTGACCACCGAAGTTAGGATCTGCTTGCGGGCCGCCTTGAGCGTTGTACATTTCTTGGCTAGCTGCTTGGAATACGCTGTTCAATTCTGCCATAGCAGCATCGATACCTGCGATATCCTGAGCCTTATGAGCTTCTTTCAATTTGTTCAAGGCACCTTCGATCGGAGCTTTCTTGTCTGCCGGAAGCTTGTCGCCAAGATCTTTCAATTGTTTCTCGGTCTGGAAGATCATGCTATCCGCTTGATTCAATTTATCGATACGCTCTTTCTCTTTCTTATCGGCCTCTGCGTTTGCGGCAGCCTCTTCTTTCATACGCTTAACCTCATCATCGCTCAAACCGCTGGAAGCCTCGATACGGATACTTTGTACTTTACCGGTTCCTTTATCCTTGGCGGATACGTTCAAGATACCATTGGCGTCGATATCGAATGTAACCTCGATCTGAGGGACACCACGTTGTGCGGCAGGTATTCCATCTAGGTGGAAACGGCCGATAGACTTGTTGTCTTTAGCCAAAGAACGCTCACCTTGCAAGATGTGGATCTCAACAGAAGGCTGATTGTCTACGGCAGTCGTAAATGTCTCGGACTTCTTGGTCGGGATGGTCGTGTTAGACTCGATCAATTTAGTCATTACACCACCCATTGTCTCAATACCTAAAGACAGCGGAGTAACATCCAACAGCAATACGTCTTTAACCTCACCTGTCAATACACCACCTTGGATCGCTGCGCCTACGGCTACTACTTCATCCGGGTTAACGCCCTTAGACGGAGCTTTACCGAAGAATTTCTCAACGATAGCCTGTACAGCCGGGATACGAGTAGAACCACCTACCAAGATCACTTCGTCGATATCAGAAGTTGATAAACCTGCGTCTTTCAAGGATTGACGGCACGGTTCGATACATGCTTGGATCAGACCGTCAGCCAATTGTTCGAATTTAGCACGAGTCAAAGTCTTAACCAAGTGCTTTGGAATACCGTTTACCGGCATGATATACGGCAAGTTGATCTCCGTGCTAGTCGTACTTGACAACTCGATCTTCGCTTTCTCGGCAGCTTCTTTTAAACGTTGTAAAGCCATCGGGTCTTTACGTAAGTCTACGCCTTCCTCTCGTTCGAATTCTTCAGCCAACCAGTCGATGATTACGTGGTCGAAGTCATCACCACCTAGGTGAGTATCACCGTTTGTTGATTTTACCTCGAATACGCCGTCACCTAACTCAAGGATGGAGATATCGAATGTACCACCACCTAAGTCGAATACGGCGATCTTCATGTCTTTGTTCGTCTTATCCAAACCATAAGCTAAAGAAGCGGCAGTCGGTTCGTTTACGATACGGCGTACGGTTAAACCTGCGATCTCACCAGCCTCTTTCGTAGCCTGACGTTGAGCGTCACTAAAGTAAGCAGGTACTGTGATAACGGCTTCCGTTACTTCCTGTCCCAAATAATCCTCAGCTGTCTTTTTCATTTTCTGCAGGATCATCGCTGAGATTTCCTGCGGAGTATACAAACGTCCTTCGATATCTACACGAGGAGTGTTGTTATCACCACGCACTACTTTATAAGGAACGCGATTGATTTCCTTTTGTACTTGGTCATAAGTTTCACCCATGAAACGTTTGATAGAGAATATAGTCTTTTCAGGATTGGTGATAGCCTGACGTTTTGCGGGATCACCTACCTTACGCTCGCCGCCTTCTACGAAAGCTACGATTGAAGGTGTTGTTCTTTTACCTTCGCTGTTCGCGATAACAACCGGTTCGTTACCTTCCAATACGGCAACACAAGAGTTGGTTGTTCCTAAGTCGATTCCAATAATCTTTCCCATGATTGTAAATATTTTAATTGTTATTATTCATCGTCCGTCATCCTCCTTGTTTAAAGGATTCACATAGTATTCAACAAATGCCGTGCCAAAGAAGTTTGGGTTTGAAAATAAATAATACGTGTCATGAATCGTGACATTTTGACGGTTTGGCAGAATACAGAAAGCCCCGGAACCGCTTTAATAGGCCCGGGGCTTCTCTTGTTATTTGTTGATTATTTCCTTTTCTTCTTTCATGTCAAGCTCATTCTTGTCGGCATCAAAGAATTTGTATTCAAGAAAGGCGAGACTTTGATTGGGAATAACTTTTAAACCATGTGTGTACTTCATTTTCCACTTCATGCTCAAGGGGAACAACCCCTTGTTCACATACGCTGCGACATACGGATGTACATGCAGGGTGAATTTCTTCACGTGATGTTTGTTTACTAAGCAATCTATTTTTTCTTCCAGGCTGTCGGTAAACAGGATGGAAGGCTTAACCGTTCCTGTTCCGAAACAGGATGGGCAGTCTTCTGACGTATCCACGTCCATTGCCGGACGTACCCGCTGACGGGTAATCTGCATCAAGCCAAACTTACTAAGAGGAAGGATGTTGTGTTTAGCCCGGTCATTTGCCATTGCCTTTGTCATGTGTTCAAATAGCTTTTGCCGGTTGGCAGCCTCTGCCATATCGATAAAGTCTATAACGATGATACCTCCCATGTCTCGTAAGCGGAGCTGACGGGCGATCTCATCGGCGGCGGCTATATTTACGTCGATAGCTGTCTTCTCTTGAGCATCGCTGCCTTTGGAACGGTTCCCGCTGTTCACGTCGATAACGTGCATAGCTTCCGTGTGCTCGATAATCAAGTAAGCTCCACTCTTGTAAGTGACAGTTCGTCCGAATAGCGACTTGATTTGCTTGGTGACCGCAAAGTTGTCAAAGATAGGAAGCTCTCCCGTATATAACTGTACGATTTCTTCCCGTCCCGGTGCGATCAAGCTTACATAGTCGCGGACATTATTGTAGACCTCCTTGTCATTTACATAAATATTTTGGAAAGAGGGGTTGAATATATCCCGAAGTAAAGCTACGGTACGTGCCGTTTCTTCATAAACGATAGCCGGAGCTTTGAGTTTAGGCACCTTCACGATATTATCTTCCCATCGTTTCACCAATGTCTTTAGTTCATGATCAAGCTCTGCGACACGTTTGCCCTCCGAGGATGTCCGTACGATAACACTGAAATTCTTCGGTTTGATACTTTGGATTAACTGGCGCAAACGAGCCCGTTCCTCGCTTGATTTAATTTTGGTGGAGACAGATACTTTATCGGCGAACGGTATCAGCACGATATATCTTCCGGCAAAAGAAAGCTCGGAAGTCAATCGGGGACCTTTCGTTGAGATAGGCTCTTTAGCAATTTGAACCAACACCTCTTGTCCTACTTTCAGCACGTCGCTAATACTCCCGTTCTTTTCGATCTCCGGTAGAATCTGAGTTTTCGACAGTACCGGCGCCTTTTTGGGATCGCTCAGCAATTGCTTTAAATATTTCTGTTGGGTGTTGAAGTTAGGACCTAAGTCCAAATAGTGAAGAAACGCATCCTTTTTGTAACCGACATCAATGAACGCAGCGTTTAAGCCCGGCATCAGTTTCTTAACCTTACCTAGATAGATATCACCAACGGCGAACGAGACGTTGCGGGCCTCTTTTTGGAGCTCCACAAGGCTCTTGTCCTCCAAGACGGCGATAGATACCTCTTTGGGCTGTACATCAACTACTAATTCACTAATCACTTAAGATGTGTTTTTTAAGATCAGACCTTATAAAATACGCAAAGAACAAACTTAAAAGGTCACTTATTAAGTTTGTTCTTTAGAGTTCGTTAGATAGACTTATTTCTTCTTATGTCTATTCTTCTTCAGTCTCTTTTTGCGCTTGTGCGTAGACATTTTATGTCTTTTTCTTTTCTTTCCGCTAGGCATCGCTTTAAAATTTTAAATTAAACGTATAATAATTAATTACTTAACTTCACCAATAAAAGTCTTAGCCGGCTTGAATGACGGAATGTTGTGTTCCGGGATGATGATCGTAGTATTTTTTGAAATATTACGAGCTGTCTTTTGAGCTCTCTTCTTAATAACGAAACTTCCGAAACCTCTCAAGTAAACGTTTTCGCCTTGGGCTAAAGAACTTTTTACGATATCCATGAAGGACTCAACGCTTGCTAGCACTGTCTGTTTGTCGATACCAGTGCTTTTTGAAATCTCGCTAACAATATCTGCTTTAGTCATGTCTATAAATTAATTAATTGATTTTGACCTATTAATTTTTTGGAATGCAAATATATAGCTTTTTATTTAAGTGGAAAAAGAATTGAGCTTCAATTTTTAAATAAAAAGATTCTTCTCGATTCGTAATATATATGTATGTTTGCGGTAATCAAATAGTTATGATGTTGAAAAGTGAGAAAGGGAGCAGTTATGTTACAGTATGAAAGTGAGTTAGAAATCAGCCGGATATTGGTTGAGTGGTATGAAACCTATAAAAGAGAGCTTCCTTGGAGGGAAACGAGAGACCCTTATATCATCTGGATATCGGAGATTATATTGCAACAAACCCGGGTTGTACAGGGATTGGAGTATTTTTTGCGTTTCACCGAACGTTTCCCGGATGTGGCATCTCTAGCGGCGGCGGAAGAGGATGAGGTGCTGAAATATTGGCAGGGCTTGGGGTATTATAGCCGGGCTCGTAACTTACATGCGGCGGCTAAATCTATCATGGAGCGGTTTAACGGGGTTTTCCCGGAGAATTATAAAGAGGTATTATCCTTGAAAGGTATCGGGGAGTATACGGCGGCGGCGATCGTCTCCTTTGCTTGGAACCAACCGTGTCCGGTCGTGGATGGAAATGTGTACCGGGTACTTTCCCGTTTGTTTGCCGTAGATACGCCGATCGACACCACGAAGGGTAAAAAGCAATTCGCGGAACTGGCCGGAATGATCTTGGACCCTAAGAACGCAGGGACGCATAATCAGGCGATCATGGAATTGGGTGCTTTGCAATGTGTTCCTCAAAACCCGGACTGCGGGGTGTGCCCGCTAAAAGATAAATGCATGGCGTTCGCTTCCGGCAATGTGCAAGCTTATCCGGTGAAACAAAATAAGACGAAGACAAGGGATCGTTATTTCCACTATCTATACATTATATATAAAGAACAAACTTGGATGAACAGACGGACGGGGAAGGATATCTGGACTGGTTTGTATGAATTTCCATTGATCGAGACGGATCATGCGATGGATTTTTCCGGTTTGTGTGAGACGCAAGCCTTCCGTAACCTATTGGGAGATGCTGGAAAATTGAGTATCACCCAAGGGTTATCGAATGTAAAGCATACGCTCTCCCATCAAATTTTATACGCTTCTTTCTATCAAATAGAGATAGAGCAGGTTCCGGAATCCTTGGGGAATTACCTCTCTCTGCCTTGTCGGGATATTGAGAAGTATGCCGTTCCCCGGCTGATACATATTTATTTAGAGAAATTAAGACTATCTGATTATAAGCTACTTATGTAGTTAGTTCTTGATCTCGTTCTTTAATGATCTAATAGAACATCGCAAAGATAGAGAATTTTTATTCTAAACTCCATTTTAATTCCAACAAAATAAAGTAGAGTGTGACCATAGATAGGTAATTGGACGTAAGGATTTGGGACTTTAAAATATTCCAGCCGTGTAAAGAAGGGAGGCGTGGGGTTTAACGAGCCATCGCCTTAAAATATCACCCCATATCCCTTTCTAGCATTAGAGCCGCTAAAGTTTGATGTATAAAAAAGGGAGCTACATCATTAAAGATCATAGTTCCCCTTTGTCAAATAAAAGCTATCCTATTAATGTCAATTCTCTACCTATTTGATGAATGCCGTCTATTATCCTCTGTCTTTGTACAGGTCTAGGCTTCCTAAAGCCGTTAGCGTAATGTGTTAGTAGTGCTTCATTGATACCTGTAACTTTAGCAATAGCTTTTCTGGTAACTATTCCATCCAGACTATGAAGCATTGCGGAAGTATCTAGTTCAAATACTAATTCATATTCATTCTTTAACTTCTCTGGCAATTCATCACCATCTTCCAGCATTCCTTTTATATGAAAGTCTAACGCTGATCTATATTCCTTTTTAATGCCTTCTATGGTATCAGAACAAGCTACACATCCCAATATTTCATTACTTGCGGCACAATAATTATCGCACCATCCAATTTGTACTATAATCTTCTCCATAACTTATAATGTTTTTAAAACAGGATGGAATTACTTCCACCCTGCTTGTTTAAAAATGCTGTTCAGTCTGAACTGGTCTAAAGTATCACTAAGTTTACCGTTAACAGTAACCCTGCCCTTTTTAGTAGGATGCTTATACTGTCTGTTGCTGCCTTCGTTCCATATAATTAGTATATAGTTCTGTAGGCTCATCTGTAACCAAAGTAACTTCATCACCACCAAAACATATAGCTTCAAATTCATTCCTAGATAAGAACACAGCTTTAATATCTTCCTTATCAACCTCTATAGAATATACAGCAGTATCTTCCTGCTCATTTCTAAATGCAAAGAACTCTGCTACATCTCTACAGGTAGTCCAAGAAATACCGAAACAACTATCTCCATCTTCATCTTCATACTCATCCATACTACAACCTCTATACAAAGTAACCTTATCGGGCAATCTATTATAATAGGCTAGTTCTTCTTCATTCATTACTAATTCCTTCTTACACCTCATAAAGTATTGTATAGCCCTAAAATCTCCTGTACCTCTGCCCTCAGTCCAAGCTGTAGCCAGTCCCTTATTAAAGGCTTCATCAGATAGTTTGTCCTTCTCTGCAAGGTCTGCAAATAGTTCCCATCTGAGATTACTATCTGTATAAGTCCATAATAAATTAGTAATATCATCACCTGTTGCTATCCCTCTTTGGAAAGCATCTTCTATAGCTTTAGCTTTCTTTGCTTCCCATTCTTGCATCTGCTTTAAAGCATCTTCTAATTCTTTTCCTTCTAACACTCTCATTCTTATTTGGTTTTTAAGCCAGCTACCATTATTGGCAACTGGCTATTAGTTTAAAATTCTATTTCAACTTGTTTTCCTACATAAGTCTGTAACAGCTTATCGCCTATCAGTTTTACCAATGAATTAACAGAACCCCTTTGATAACTAGTCGGATCTTCCATATAGGCATTCACTAGACTGGCTACACCTACAATACCAGCACCTTCAAACCAATCTGCCTGCCTTGGTTCTATTGGTTCATTCCACTGTTCAGCAGTTTCAGCTATTGCAGTAACATCAATAACTACACCTTCATCACCTTCATTAATAATGCCTGTATCAGCATATCTACCATTCAATTCTAAACCTAAATCCAGTAAACTCCAAAGCAGGACTAATTCTTTAGTCTGTGTGTCCATACTCATCTGTTTAAACTGTTAATAAATTTAGTTCGCTCTTCGTCACCCATAGAAGCTAACAAGACTCTTAATTCATCCTTGTGTTCCTCTGCCTTCTCACGCAGTTTTACCTCCCTAAGCTCCTTTAGATTAGCTATGTAACCCTCGTAGCTTTTGATACGTTCATCACACATCTTAATGTACTCATAGGCAGTAGCATCTACCTTAAACTGTTTACCGAAGGTTTCACATTGAACCTTGCGATCTGTAAGGTCTATTTCTTGACCTTTAATAGTAACTATGTTACTCATAAAATGATGCCACTGCCCTGTGGACTTATATAGGTATCTAGCACACCAGTTATTTAACTGGCGGCAAAAGTATCAGAACTAATTTACATAACGCTAGAATTAATTGTTACTTCCTAAAGGTGGAAAGCTAACAGTTTCTCCTTCTTTAAGTTTATCATATTCAACCTCTAGCCAGTTGTTAGTGTTCCACTGCTTCCACTTTATAAATGTTACAGGTAATAACCGATCTTGCAAGTTTATCCAGCTAAGATTCTCCTTGAATCTATCAGCTAGCATTAATAACTGCCTGTATCTACTTCGTACAACTAAATAAGGTGTTAGTTTAAACAGGTGCAGAATCTTTATAATCATATCTTGTTCATCTGTACTAACCAGACTATCCTTCTTTCTTTTTACAGGGAAGTAGTAATGTAGAAAGTTAGCCAGTTCTACAGCAAACATACTTTGTATGTAGGTGCTATTAGCAACTTCATCTAACTTACATATACTATCTACCTTGTATTCTCCATTCCTACTAGCACCAATAGCATTAGCAACATCTTTAATAATGCTACCGCTGTTTAAAGTAATGTCTGAACCCTTCTTATACTTTAATGTGATACCTTCCAAACCATCTGCATTTAATTCTTCTAATGTAGGTCTTAGCTTTACAAAGTAATGCTGTTCTATTACATATATTATATAGCAGCACAACATATACAGTTCTTCCTTGTCCCCATTAAATTCCACCTGCTCATTAAATGTATCAAAGTCCACTTTTGGCACATACTTCCCTGCCCACCAAACAGCAGTAAAGTTATCTGGATTCACTGAATAGTATCTACCACCATCTATAATGGCATAGAGCTGAATTTCCTTATAATAGTAATCTATATATTTCATTCCGTAAAGATAATTAAAAAGCCTGTCCACCAATAAAGGCAAACAGGCTCCTAATTATTTATCTTCTATCTTATCTGCTCCTACTTCTGCCTTTATCTTATGAAATTCCAGTCTATAATGTAAATCTATTCCAAATAGGCTACCAGCAAATACAGCTATCTCTCCAAATGCTACCAGTACAGAAGGGTGAATAGTTCCTATAGGTGGAATAAATATACCAGCAATTAATAAGAAGCATCCTACTAATACTAGTACTATTGCGGCTGCTAATTCTGTCTTAACTCTAGTTTTAGTCATTATGCTTCATCCTCAAATTGTCCTACTATAGTATTTACTATATTATTATATGTATAAGTAAGGATAAGTTTACCGCCTCTCGTTTTATACTCTGGCAATGAGTTAGCCACTACATTAGTTACGGTCTTGGTCTGATTATAGGGGACTACAATATCAGCCAATTTAATCGTTGTCTCTCCATATTCCTGTGAATCTCCAGATTCCTTGAAGTCTAGGTAAACGATCTGCAATGTTACATTTGTCATAGTAGCTCCAGCCGTACTAACCCTATTTGTAGCGTCAATCCTATAAGTAGACTTGTTACTAGCCCAAGTTCCAGTAACAAATACGGATAGTCCACCAGTCTTTATACTTACCCTTTGCAACACGTTGTCAGTCGGTGCGGGTACAAAGTTTGCGGCAGTTGAGTTAGGGCCATAAGAGACCTGTTTTATCGAGCTGAAACAACATATAAAGTCATAATCATATCCAGCACTTAATTGGCTTGTTGGAACTTCAACGCCCACTCCTTGTCCTTGTGCAAATGTTTGACTGGCTGTTATCAAATTGCCTACATTCTGATCTGCCCTTACTACAACTACAGCAGGATAGTAGGTGGATAATGGATATTTCCCCTGTATATCTGTTAATTGAAGGTTTGAGGATGTATCAACACCATTCATATCCAACGCCATTCCAATAGTAGCTGAGGCATCCTTATATACAATGTTAGGTAACTCATTGCAGTAAACAGGTTGTTGAGCCTGTGAGTTATACCCAGCGAAGTCACCTAATCTGTAAGGCTGCGCTGATCCTCCCGTGGGTGGTAGATACCCCCAGAAGGTGACATCATTTCTTAGATCTGTGACCAATTGAGTAATTGTTGTATATCCTCTTACGTCCAGTCCACAATTTCCATCTGAAGCTTTCCACCAGTTTGAAGGTCGGCTGGTAGTAAAGTTATACCTAACAGGCTTATATTTACTCCACTTATTAATATATTGTCCCTTACTGCATAAAGTACCTAAGTCCAGACTTGGATTTCCTGTGCAGTTCCTCACATCCATTATGCTAAGGTTGGTCTTCGGTAATATCATAGTTAATTCGTTTTAGTTTCTAAGTCACTTAATCTGGCCTCTAAAGCCTCTATCTTCGCTTGTTGCTCTTTGATGAGTTGATGTAGCTCCTTACAGCCATTAATAGCTACGGTAGTGGCTAATGTAGCATAATCCACGGTTAATATATCCCCATATTCGGGCATATTGGCTGTTCCTACAACTTCTGGAAAGACCTTCTGTACATCCTGTGCGCTAACCCCTATACGTGTCACATCGTCTCCAATATCCAGTCTCTTATGATAAAAGGCGGATAAGTCGCTGATCTTATCCAATACGTTAGAGACATTTATGCCTCTTTCCTTTAACCTTATATCTGAACCATTAGAATAATTACCAGCTACGTACATATTACCAGTAGGCGATAAGCTCGCCTTATTCTTATCGGTTCCACCCCAACAGAAGTAAACATTCTTATCCCCCCGTTGCGATAGGTAGAAGTTAAGTCCAGAACCAGCGTCAATACCCCAGAAGCCCCACGTAGCCTTCACTATCGCTGATTGGGTAATAGTACCACCGTTCCACGCTGGCCCTTGAGCACCAGTAGCTCCTTTATCACCTTTTGGACCTTGTGGACCTGTCGCACCAGTAGCTCCTTTGGGACCTGTAGGCCCTTGTGGGCCTCTGATATTCCTTGTTGTTGGTGTTGTAGTGGAAGTGCTGTTAGACCAGCTTAAATTACCATTGGTATCAACGGATGGTAGCCAATACTTGAAGGGACTAGCCCCACCTGTACTAGTCTTATAGGCTATGACATCCCCATCTGCCTGTACGCTGTTAGTAGTCTTTATCAATCCACTGGCAGTAATGCTACCTACCCCTGTCATATTACCACTGATATTAGCACTACCATTAAATGATTGCCCCCAAATGGTTCTAGCGGTTTGTAACTTTGTCGCTGTTGCAGCGTTACCACTTACATTCCCTGTTATTGAAGCCTTGATTGTAGCTGGTAACTTCAAATTCACATTACCACTGCCATTAACACTAACTACAGATCCCACACCAGTACCATCGGACGATACTATACCTATATTTCTGGCTGTTCCCCAATTGGCTGTAGTAATATTAGCAGAGCCATTAAAATTAGTACCGTTGATAGTTCTAATTGTTTGTAATGTTGTAGCGGTAGTTGCATTGCCATTTAAACCAGCGGTAATAGTTCCATTGGTATTGAAATAAATGTTTGCAGTTTGGGTGTTAGTTCCAGTGTTATAATTGGTGTCAGTTATATAGCTGAAATGTAACCTGTTCTCGGTATATGTACCACAATCCCAGCTACCAGCCTGTGACTTGCAAGACCATATAGGCATATATTGACTTGCTCCAGCACTATTAAGTACGATCATTGCGCCCTTGCGCCCATTCATCCAGCTTTGTGAAGATCCTGCCCTAGCTATTTGTCCACCAGTCATAGTTCCACCGCTCAAAGGTATATAACTATGTGTATGATTACTTAAAGAGAATGTACTCCCTTTAGTTGCAGTGATTGTATTACCACTTTGGCTAATTGCTGTAATTGCATTACCACTGCCTGTAGTAGATACAGTAGAGGCATAATTACTATGTGAATGAGAACTTGCAGCAGCCCCAATACTTGCGGCTGTGATATTAAATGATTTAGCAGCTGATCCATCATAAGCACCCTGTGAAGTACCATTCAGGCTAATAGTAAGTGCATTAGGATTCTTTAAGGCAGAAGGTACTGTAGGATATGCTGGTAAACTGATAGTATTCCCACTTATGTTATATGATGTTGACCCAACCTTAACTGTGCTAGCGTAGTTATGTGTATGTGAACTGTTAGCCTTGCCATTTAAGGCTGTCTGTAGATCAGACTGGTTACTTAGCGTACCTGTGATCTCTCCCCACTTTCCACCACCAGTAGTACTTGTGGTACTTATAGTACCATCAGAGGATACGGATAGACCACTACCAACCTTTACACATCCTAGTGCTGTCTTGCTGGCTATAGGATATTTCTCACTCGTAGTACCAGTACTATAGGCTATTATATCCCCTGTAGTCTTAACCGATTTGAAATTAACATCATTGGTAGTAGCTAGGTTCTGGTTAATAATATCTAGGTAGCCTTTATTACTATGTGAGTGCTTCTTGCTATTGGCATCATTCCAGTTAGTTCTTTCCGTATCAGTAATGAATCTATGTGTAGCGTCCTGCGTGATTATACTGGCAGGGTGATTAGTTGGATGTGTATAGTTATTATATGTAGCACCCTTGGTCACAGTGATTGTATTGCCACTTTGACTTATAGAGGTCACTGCGTTACCTGTCCCAGTAGTTGTAATGGTGGAAGCGTAATTACTATGCGTGTGATCTGTATTGGATTTGGAATTTAGCTTGGTGTTAATCTCTGTCTCTGTGTAATACCTATCATCGTGTGTATGCGTTGAAGGTGTGAATGAGGAAGGTTTGTTATTGATATTATCCCAATCCACAGAACCAGCCTCACCACCATCAATATTAACGCTAATCGTGCCGTCCCCAGATACATTAATATTATCTCCTATCTTTACACATCCAATAGCGGTCTTACTGGCTATAGGGAACAGCTCCTTACTTATGCCCGTGGAATAGGCTATTATATCAGCCTGCCCTAGAATAGTCTTACCAAAGGTCTTTTGTCCTGTTATAGTCTGGTCTGTATCTAATGTAACACCGTTGAAATCTGATATGTCCTGCATCTTGTGGGTATGGCTAAAGTCCGTGATCTGTGACTTGGTATGTGTATGTGAGAAGTCCGATATTTCAGCTTTGGTATGTGTATGCTTGGAAGGGGTGAAGGTGCTAGGCTTATCCTTTATATCATTCCAGCTACTAGCCCCACCAGCCTCGGCATTTAACGTGCCATCATCTGTTATAGTCAGATTCTCACCAACTTTTATAGTTCCTAAAGCCGTTGGGGATGCTATAGGATATTTCTCTTTAATTTCATTGGTACTGTAAGCGACTATATCCCCTGTAGCTCCTACATTACCTTCTATAGTCTGGCTTTCCTCTCCAGCCAGCTTTACATAATTACTTAGGTCTACATTAGAACCACCACTAACAGAAATATTACTACCTCCATATCCGTATTTATGGTACTTACTTCTAGGCGTGGCTGCTATTCTGCTACTTGTTATATCCATAGTTAATTAAGTTCTATAAGGTTACATTCTATGCTATTATCTTCATAATTGATTCTTCCTCCAGCAAATACAAACCTCTTACCAGACAGATAGCTATCCGTAATAATTGAATAAGGTTGTACTTCTGGCTTAATCACCTGTAGAAGTTTGACCTTCGGTTGCTTGTATTGGTTGATTATCCTTTTTATTAGATATTCTTCTGGCTTATTAGACGTATTATCAATAGTATTAACAAGGGTGTCCAATACGGCTGTTCCTACTATAGCCTTACTGAATGATAACTCACTATTATTCTTGGATGTTATCTTGAATGTAATATCGTCTAGGGCATTGATATAGGATTCATTCACCACATTTTCATACTTGGTATCTTTCTTCTCTCCAGATGTATTACCCTCCTTACGTTGGCTCTGTAAAGATATATCCTTGATGAACATATAGCTAGGCGGGAACAATATAGCCATTTCAACATTAGGGAACTTGGGACTATATAATGTAAGCTCCAGATCCCCAACCATTACCTTATCTATATTTATCAATGTTCCAGTAAGCTCATCATAGCCTGTTGTGAAGTTATTGGTATTTCTGGCATTCAGCCATTTAGCGGTTATCTTATTCTTGTCACAGTCTGTATATAACTTAAAATAGTTATCACTGTTGGCAGTCCAGCTTGTCCCATTATAGTAATAATCACCTATTCTGAGCTTGGCAGGTATATAGATAAAATCATTGTTCCAGTCACTACCTCCTTTCATACTGTCACCCTCTATAGGTAATCCCCAATCATCTGTAACTTGTATCATCAACTTGAAATCTATACACAACTTGGTATCTGTATCAAATACTATGGTAGGTGATGCCGTTTTAGTCCTTATAACAGGGAACTCCAGATCACCTGTCTGCCATAAATATTTAACAGTCCCATAATCATCATATTGCTTTATCTCAAACAAGTCCTCATAGTTCAGTTTAACTGGTTTGTTACCTGTATCATAGCTGGCTACCTGTGTTAAGAAAGTCCCTGCCCTTTGTTTTTGCTTATCCAAGCTAAACCCATCGTCTACCTTAGTGAAAGATGTGCTGTTACCAGCATAGTAAACAGGTTCGAATGCTTCTGATTCCGCAAAGTTCTTTATATATGTTTTGCCATTGAACTCCTTGGATTTACTGTACATAGGAACTTGCCATCTAAAATTAGATTCTGGATAGAGACTGTCTTTATCTGCCTCATAATCACTGTCTATCACCACAGCCCTATTATATCCACCTAATATGGATAATTGGTTGTTGTTCCCTTTAGATGGTATATCCCTTAGATTTATAGTAGAAGATAGGGTAGTAGTTGTGCTAGTAAATATATTGGTATAACTAGTTTTACCAGCCTTTATATAGTCCATATCAATAAAGTACACTATTCCATCATATTCTGTAATAGCCCAGTTAAGGAACTTGCATACTTCTTCCAGACATTCCTTTAAAGGCATTGCTTTGCCATCCTCATCAATGAAATTAGCTGTACTTACAGTTATACCATTTAAAGAAGAAGTATATGTATTAGGCATATAAACTGCTCTAAAATCACCTTTACTTTCAGTGATACATTTTTTAATAATATCCATCAATGTAATAGTAGCTCCTTCATCTTTAAAGTCTATGTATTCTAAAGTAGATAAAGCCGATATACACTCTATATTCAATTCGAATAAATTGTTATCATAGTCCTGTGAATATAGTTCTGGTGTTATGAAGCCAGTCCAGATAACAGATCCAGCCTTTACCAAATTAACTTTAAATCTCTGGTATTGCGTACTAAATAGCTTCTGTAAGTAATCACTTCCAACTAATTTTAAAGTAGCTCCACTGAATCTAGTAGGATTGTATAAAAAATCTTCGTCATTTACATCTACTATGAATGGTGGTGTGCCACCTGTAAGTTCTACAGGTGTACCAGTTCCACCATCTTCTAGTATTTGTATAGTTAAGGCTTCTCCATCCACATTAGTAAATGGCACTGTATATATAAGGTTGTACATATTACTTGTATTTACTTGTCTTACTTGTTTGAGAATTAAGAACGCCTACCAAATCCCTGCCTTCGATTCTTAATTTAACCTCTCCACCAGCATTAACGGAAGTCCCACCTTTACCATCTAAAAGGTTAAACAGGTTCTTCTGCTGCCTGTTATTGAGAATCATTTCACCGCTGTTTACTCTGGCTATCATATTATCACCAATGAAGGAATTGCCTCCAATAATACCACCATCAGCAAACTTAGGAATAGAAGCCATTGCGGACATAATAGCAGATATAGCAGCAATAGCATTTATCCAACCTACTACAGGTGTCACAGCGGCACTACCTGCCGCCTCAGCCGCAGCTTTAGCGGTTAATGCTGTTGTAAGTGTAGTTAATGCTGGAAGTGCAGCAGCGACAGAGGATATGATATTAGTACTATAACTTAACCAAGCTGCCACCCCCTCACTAGTCAAATTGGTAACAGAACTCATAACAGAGCCTATAGCACTGATACTATCCACATAGTCTAAGTTATTTTGGATTGCATTTGTATCAATTCCTTTAACTACGATATTCCCCGCATCCAGATCAGATTTCACAGATCTTCCTGTAGGTTTACTAATATCCCCACCGACTAATAAAGGTGTTCCAGCTGCCCTTAATTGCATCATTCTAAGTTCGGTTTCTGCCTCTTTAATAGCTGCCATAAAACCAGCCCTCATACCATCAGATGTAGCATTAGACAGTTTACCCTTTAATACCTTTATCTTATTCTCCATTTCAATGATAGAACCAGAAGGAATAACAGGAACTACTGCGGTATTATTAGCCTTATCAGCAGAGCCTTCTTGTAAAGAAGCCTGTAGTTCTAATACCCTCTTATCAAAATCTGCAGCCTTCTTTCTTAGGTCGTAACTATATTCATAGTCTTTAAGCATTTGTGCCCTATCCTTATCATCATCATTATTAAGGATTCTCATCTTCTCTAGTTCGGCGTTCCTTGCTTTAAATAATGCTATCTGCTTAGTAATCTCTTTGTTCTCCGTCCTAATGGTACCACCACCATACATAGAAGAATAAGCGGTATAACTATATTGTTGACTCTCTAGCTCAGACAATCTTTTCTTATATTCATCTAATGCTTCTTTCTCTGGTCTGCTTGAAAAGTCATTGTTATATATGGATAGATATTTCTCTACATCTTTGGTAGTCCAACCATACCCCTTATATTGTGCCTCTAAAAACTTTATGAGTGTTTGGTCATTACCAGCGGACACATCTACAATATCTATTTTATAATTAGCCTTTAATGTCTGTAACTGCTCGAAAGCCTTCTTTCGTTCCTCTAGGCTCTTGGTCTTGTCCCTAATAATTGCTTCCAGTTCTGTAAACTGTGCCTCAAACCTCTTAGTATTGAAGTCCATAGTTAATTTAGCATCGGCTAGACTATCTCTTAAAGCACTAAGTTCCTTTAAACCTTTGATAGTGGAAAATAAACCATCTTGGAAGGCACTCCAATCACCATTACTAAGGGACTGGAAGAATACATCTATAGTACCCTTGCAGGCATTAACGGTATTATCCCATTCATCCCCTAAAGCCTGTGAACTGTGTACCCACTTGTTAAACGCCTCTCCAGCAGTCATAGCTATCCCTAAAGCACCAGCAAACTTACCTATGGTAGCTGTGATATTCCTGCCTGCCTGTTGGAACTGCTGTACTTGTTGTGTGGACTGCCTTATGTTATTATCGAATTGACTACTATTAAGAAGTAGTCTGGTTACTAAATCAGCCATATTTAATTATGTGTTATATATTGTTTAGCCTTCTCTCGTAATCTCTTAATATCCTCATTGCTAATAGATGTTTCCCCTGTAGTATCATCGTCCCAACTAAACTGCATTATATCTGTAGGCTTTAACTTCTTGGTGCTGTTACATTGCGCTATGACATAAGCCACCATTCTAGCCTGTTCCCAGCTATTCCTGTCCTTCTTGTGAAGATTGCTAATCAGTGGTTCTAACTCATACATCTGCATCTTGTCTAATACATATTCTGGGTCTAGTCCACCTTCTATTACTAAGGTAGAATATATCTCCTTAGTGGTTAGGGCTTTTTTTTAGCATCTGTATTATTAGTAATGAATAGCTGTTGCTTCTCCAGTTCCTTCTTTAAGAGGTTCTGAAACTCCAGCATAATACTCATATCCTCATCAATGGCATCTATCAGTTCGTCAAAGGTTAGTGAACTGTCTGGATTATTAGCCATTAAGACACAGTAGAAGAATAGATATTCATCTGTGATAGTCTTTAACTCAAAAGCCTTGCCTGTTATTTGTTCATAGATGAATAAGGCTCTAAGAGTATATTTCAGTTTGTAGTCTTGTCCTTTAATAGTCATATCAATAAGTATTTAAAATAAGAAAGCCTTTACACCTCCATAACCTAGAGATATAAAGGCTTTATAATTAAGCTGTGGCAGTCTTAGTAAGTGCTCCCACACCTTCAAAAGATGCTGTAAATGTTGCGTTATCTCCATTAGGCGCATTAGCCTCCAGTGCTGTAATAATAACATTACCCGAATAAATTCCAGTAGTAGCTGGCAACCATCCCCCTTCTGGTACTTCATCCTTCTTTGCTGAATAATCTTTCTCTAAACAGAATACAGCCTTAATAGGTGTTCTGGCTGTCAACTTATCGAATAACTGGTCAAATGTCACACCTTCACCATCATTAGAATAAAGGTTCTCGGTACTACAATTCCAGCTAATCTTTCTTGCAGCCTTAGCTACCCATTTACCACCGCTATCCTTAGAAGTGATTTCCACTGTTTCCACATTTATACTTAGTTTATGGCTGGTTGCAAATGCTATAGATTTGCCATCTATAAACAGCATCAAATCACCGCCATTAATTACTTGTCCTGCCATTTGTCTTTATGTTGAATGTAAGGTTCTGAATGAA